CTATGATGTCGTTGAAGATAAGGAAGGCAACACTTCGATTAGTGGGGGGACTTTGATGAAGCTGCCTAACTCCGAGCTCAAATCGTTGCGTATAGAGCGACCTCTGGACAGACTACCGTTTCCGCCCAACTTGGACAAGAGAGAAAAATGATGAACGCACTAATTAAAAAACTGACAAGTCGTAAGTTAGCAGTAACGGCGGTGGTGGGTGCGGCAGCGGCTACCGGGGTTGTCGACCTCACCTGGCCGATGGCGGCGGTAGCTATCGCGTATGTCCTGGGACAAGCGTATGTAGACGCTCAGCAATAGCGGGGTTATTTCTAAGAGGGGGGTAATCTCGTACCAGGCAGGAGGGGGGGGCAGGAGTGCCCCCCCTCCTGCCTTTTTTATTGTTCCTTATTTGATCCTGTCGTATGTTTGCGCACATCAGAGCAGGAGTTCGCCGTACAGGCACCGGATAGAGGATGCCCACCCATGCTAAGTTATTGCATGGGTGGGCATTATGGTCGGGGTGGTGGGATTCGAACCCACGACCCCCTGCTCCCAAAGCAGGCGCGCTGAATCAATACGCATAAACGATTGGCGCACAATCACTTGGGAGCATGACTTGCCTGGTTGCACTCCTGCTACGGATACCCCTCTTATCTGTAAGGAGTGTTCTCATGCAGGTTTTTACGCTATACGATGAGTTTTTGAGCGAAAAAAAGATCCAGCTGGTCAGTCCTCGCACCCTGGACTTTTACCATGATTCAGTGTATTGCTTCTTGAGGTGGAGTTGCCAACAGGAGGGGTTCAATCTGGTTGAGGTAGAAGCCTTGCAGCGCTGGGCTAAGCGCTACCTGCTCTCCCTCGTAGAGCGCCCATTGAGTCCTTACACGATTCACACGTATGGCAGGGGCATCCGGACCTTTTTGAAATGGGTTTTGGCTGAAGGGTATATCGCAGGACCACTGACGTTTCGATGCCCTCCCAAACCCGATAAAGACATACGCCCTCTATCGCTGGGGGATGCACGGGGTATGCTGCAGGCACTAGGATCGGATGCTACTCTGGTAGGACTGCGCAACCAGGTCATCCTGCGCACCTTTGTCGATACGGGGATACGCCTTTCCGAATTGGTTAATATGACGTTGCGGGATCTGGATTTGGCAGGGCGGAGCATCAGGGTCAAGGGCAAGGGCAACAAGGTGCGATTTGTCTACCTGAGCCTGGGCACGGTTAAGCCGCTAAGGGTGTACCTGGCTCAACGCAGGGACCTCGTAGGGACCGCCCATGATCGGGTATGGATCGCGCAGCGGGGTGATCCTATTGGACCCAGCAGCGTGCAGAGCGTCCTCAAGCGCTTGAAGAAGCGTATCTGCTTTGAGGGTAAACTTTCCCCTCATGTATTGCGTCATACCTATGCTGTTCTCTACCTGGAAAATGGAGGGGATACGTTGTCATTGAAGGAATTGCTAGGGCATGAGGATCTTGAAACAACCGCAGAGTATGTGACCTTTTCGCGCAGTCAGACGAAGCAACTAGCGATGCGTTACAGTCCAGGGAGGACCCTGTGACGTAGCTAGTTCGTTCCACTGTCCATCCACTTCACGGGGGTCCCCTTTCAACCGGAAGAAGAACTGCTTCTTTTTACCCTCGCCTATGGAATAGACCGTGACCTGTTCCTTGAGCCATTTACTCGTGTTGATGGCATTGGCAAGACAAAGCTTATAATCATTGTTGATGGTCAAATCTGTTGTATCAGACATTCTCGCACCTGGGTAATGTGCTTGCAGTGGTAATTGAGTTTGTTACGGGACCGAAACCGATATCCCTTGCAAGTGCAGACCCAGCGATCCTCGCCCCATTCAGGAGCAGGATAGCGTCTGATGGTATAGATTTCGCCATCGGACCCTATGCGTTGCCAGCTGGACTCTTCACTTAGGGGGGGTAGGGAGTTCATGGCCTGCCTTTCTTTTGCGCACAAACATCACATAGCGATACCAGGTCCATAGCGTCAGCCCAAGCAGGAGGAGGACTAAGAGCATCATGCCTACGACGATATAGGCCATCAAGACCAAGCAGTCAGCTATCAAAAGTCATCTGGGCCGCCACACCACTACGGGAGTCTCTGGTCCTACGTAACGGCCCATTGTGTTTACGGTCACCCACTCTTCCGCTTCTTGATAGCTCATGCCCATCTTACGATGCACTTCAATCAGCTTGTCATAGTCGTAGGCTGGCACCGATAGGCCGATCCGCAAGGCGATGCCTATCAGTGCCGCATCTAATTCAGATGGCTCAAAGAAGATTACCTTTTCTTGCCCGTGTGTATCAATCAAGTTGAGTGCTATCCTCTCCTTCAAATCTCCCATGATTAGGTGTTATTGAACCAGTGGTAGCGTAAGGGAGGGAGGGGATTAAGGTCGATGGTGGACAATCGATAACACCCTTTAAAGGAGGAGTGTTGATCCTCTACTTCGAAGGGTAGGTCAGCTGGGGTGGCATACCCTGGGATGTAGATGGTAGGATGCTCTGTAATCCAATGGGTGGGGTCCTCGCTGGCATGGTCTATTAGGCACTGGATGTACACCCAATCCTCCCGCAGATCGCTGGGGCGCAAGAGTAGGTTATAGCGCAAGGGATCTTTAGATCCCCGCATAAAGGACGCTTTAACGTCGATATTGGCGCATCCAATGTCGTACCCATGATCTGCCGTGTCGGGATGTTGGCTATGCCAGAATCGGGTCAAGAAATAGAGTTGGGTTGTACCGTATAGGTATTTAGCTACGGCACAAGTAGCGACCTGTCCTACGGCCTGATCGACAGTCATCCGCTGCTGCCTGGTTTCAACGTCATGCACCTGGCTCTTATAGGTGCCAATGCCCTGCTCCTGGTTTTGACGGGCGTGCAGGAGGGCACCTCTCAACTCCTCTGTCGATAGACGCACTTTAATCATAATCAGGGTTCAAGGAGGTGGAGGACACCCCGCAACATCCTCCACCCCCAGCACAGTGAGGGTAATACCGATCTCCCAGAGGGCATTACCGCGACACACTGCGCTTAATATCGTTTTTGGCGATTAGCACCTGTTGCTCAACCCGTTGCTTGCTGACTCCCATGATGCGCCCCAATGCTACATAGCTCCATAGGATGCCCCCGAAACTACCAACAACAAATCTGACGATCATGCGGTGCCTGGGTATGCGGATATACTGTAGGTAGGGACTGATATCCGTAGGAGGCTCTTCTTCGGGGGGGGTTGGCTCGACCGCACCTATTTCCTGCTCTTGCGTGAGGGCATGGAGATAGTGATCGTAGATCGCCAATTCCGCTTGTAAGCGGGACATGCCGCTATCTATTGCGGCATTGAGTTCCTTGCGCCTCTTGCGCTGGGCTTTGATTACGGTGCCAGGTAATCGCACGATCTTATCATCTATTTCGGTATCGGTCACCGCTTTGAGCAGTCTCCAACGGGCATAACTGGTAAACGCCACATCGCGTGAGAGGTCGAATTTGTCCATAGCGACCATCAATTCGATGCACATATTCTGACAGCCCTCATCAAAGGGCACCCAGGGACGTTCCCCCAAAAACTTCGCTACCAGACCCAAGGTGCTACGCACCAGCATCTCGCGTGCCGCATAGTCCTCGTTCTCCTGCCACCGCCGCACTAGCTCCCGCTGCTCATCGTGAGGCAGGGGAGGGAGGGCCATTCTGGGCAGGTAGTATATCGTTTCAGGTCGTTGCTTCGACAAACTTCACCGTGTCGGATTGCCAGTTGAGGCGCATGGTCCCTTGGGGTCCGTTCCTATTTTTGCGGATGATCAACTCACAGTCTCCCTGTGCCAGGTCCGAACAATGCTCCCAGCCCCACCATAGCATCCCCACTACATCCGCATCCTGCTCGATCTGCCCCGAGTCCCGCAGATCGGAGAGGTTGGGGCGCGAGGCTTCGCCTGTGCGCATCTCTATGGCACGATTCAACTGCGCACAGGCTAGCACGGGCACACCCAGGTCCATTGCCAGTGCTTTCAAGCCCCTGCTGATCTGCGATACCTCCTGCTCCCGCGTAGCAGCGCTCGTGACACTCATCAGCTGCAGGTAGTCCACTACGATCAGGGAGAGGGGGTCCTGACGATGTAAGCGCTTAGCACGGGCTTTTAGGGCGTGTAGGGAGACACTGCCTCGCTCATCAATATGGAGCTTACGGGCTGCTATCTCTTGTGTCGCTTGCGCAAACTGATCCACGAGATGCGTGGGGATATGGGCACGGGCTAAGTCTGAGATACAGATCCCTGTCTCCTGGCAGAGGGCACGTAGGACCAAGCTACGGGCATCCATCTCCAGGGAGAAGTACGCTACGGGACCTCTATGGGCGATATGACTGGCAATCTGCCAAGCGAGGGCTGACTTGCCCTTGGAGGGTCTTGCGGCTAGCACGATCAACTGGGCGGGTTGCAAGCCATTGGTGATGCGGTCCAATTCCATAAAGTTGGTGGGCTCACCCAATAACCCCAGCCCCTTATTTTTGCGTGTCCAGTGCAGAGTCATCCCTACGGCGTCTCCCAGGGGCAGCATCCCTGTATCCTGCGTCTTGCTGTACTTGAGTAGATGCTCCTCCAGATCATACAATAGGTCTTCGGGGTCATCCATCATATCGGTAGCACGGGTGGTCATAGACCTACCCATCTCAGCCAGGGTACGGCGTTGCTGTAGATCCAAGAGGTTCTGCGCGTGCCATCGGATGTTGCGACTGGTGCCCACTAAGGTGTATAACGTTGTCAGGTCTACCAACGATATTTCTGGGGCGCGACTACGCAGGTGCTTGTGCAGCAGCAGAGGGTCAATGCTATCCGCGCCCTTGGGGGCTGCTGCCAGGGCATCCTGCAAGCCCAACCAGACCTTCTGATTGACAGGGGTCCAGAAGGACTCGACCTCTATCCCCATGTCTGTGATCTCAGGGATTGCACCGATACGCTGCATACAGCTGCTCAGTACGGCTTGCTCGGCATCAAAGTCTTCAGGTGCGTGCATAGTTGTACAGTGCCCTCAATTTTTTAGATGGAAATGAAATAGCACTGTACAACTACTCGCCTGTCATCAGCTGCCCATAGGTAGACCAGGGCAGCACAACGATGGGTTCCTTGCGGTCAGATTTGACGATGAGCATATCATTACCTGCTAGCCACCGCTCTATCAGGGCGAAGCCTGCTCCATCCTTGCGCG